TTCTGATTTTGAAATAATCACTGTGGACGTTGTGGCTCAGCCTAGCGCCCCTGGTGCATATCCAACACCAATTTATGAAACACTTATGAATGCACGTGGGGGAATGAAGGCATATGAACTAGCACAGGCAACAAAACATGACACTAAGGCACAAAAGTATCTTAAGGAATCGTTGATTAATATAATCAACAAACTCCAGTGAACAGGAGAAAGTAATGATAGATGCACTGAAAACACTCTTTGAAAACGATGTTGTATCGGACGAGATCAGAGCACAGATTGAAGAAGCTTGGGAAGGCAAGATTCACGAAAACAAAATGCAGGCAACTGCTGAGTTACGTGAAGAATTTGCTAGTAAATACGAGCATGATAAAGCAACAATGGTTGAAGCCATTGATGCCATGCTTTCTGAGCGCCTAACAGAAGAAATTGCAGAATTCACACAAGACCGTGCGCAGCTAGCTGAAGCAAAAGCTAAGTTTGCAGTTGCACAGCGTGAAAATGCAAATCTACTAAAAGGTTTTGTAGCTGAACAGTTACAAAAAGAAATTCAAGAACTACGAGCAGACAAGAAAGCAATGGCAGAATCATATGCCAAGCTAGAAGAGTTTGTTGTAGAAGCTCTATCTACAGAGATAGCAGAGTTCCATGAAGATAAAAAAGACTTAGCTGAAACAAAAGTACGTTTAGTACGTGAAGCTAAGACACACTTTGCTAAAGTCAAAAAAGACTTTATCGAAAGAAGTGCTACAGCAGTATCAGAAACAGTTGCAAAAGGTCTCAAAAAAGAGATTTCAGCACTGAAAGAAGATATCGATGCAGCACGTAGCAACGACTTTGGTCGTAAGATTTTTGAAGCATTTGCAAATGAATATATGGTTTCTCACTTAAATGAAAAATCAGAAACAACTAAACTTCTAAAAGTTATTGATGTTAAAGATCAACAACTGTCAGAAGCTAAGGCATTTGCTACGAAAGCAAAAACTCTCGCAGAATCAGTTAACAAAGAGAAATCACGCTTAATTGAATCAGCAAAACGTGAGAAGACAATTAATGACTTGATTGCTCCTTTATCAAAGGATCAAAAGGAAATTATGACAGACTTACTGGAATCAGTACAAACCGAAAGACTTCAAAAGTCTTTTGACAAGTACTTACCATCAGTTATTGACGGAAATACTCCAGCAAAGCGTAAGGCAGTAATTACAGAAGGCACAGAAGTAACAGGCAACCGCGAAATGGTTTCGCAAACAAACAGTAGTACAGAAGATGATAGTAATGTATTAGACATTCGTCGTCTTGCTGGATTGAATTAAGGAGATTGAAATGTCAGAACTACTAGAAAGTCGCTGGCAGGATACGAAGACAGCACTTCTTGAAGGCCTTCAAGGCAACAAGAAATCTGTAATGGCCGCAACTTTGGAAAATACACGCAAGTATTTGTCAGAGACAGCCACTGCAGGCGCTACTTCTGCCGGTAACGTAGCAACTCTAAATCGTGTGATCCTACCAGTGATCAGACGTGTAATGCCAACAGTCATTGCTAATGAAATCGTAGGTGTTCAACCTATGACTGGTCCAGTTGGTCAAATCCACACTCTACGTGTTCGTTATAGCGACACTGTGAATGCGGGCGCCAACGGTGCAACAGCAGGTGAAGAGGCTCTAAGCCCATTCAAAATTGCAACATCATATTCAGGTGATGAAGCAAACCCTGGTGCAGCTAACTCTACAGCAGCTCTTGAAGGTGCAGCTGGTAATCAACTAAGTATTCAGATCTTGAAGCAAACTGTTGAAGCGAAAACTCGTAAGTTGAGTGCTCGTTGGACGTTTGAATCAGCTCAAGATGCTCAGTCCCAACATGGTATTGATGTTGAAGCAGAAATTATGGCTGCTCTAGCACAAGAGATTACTGCTGAAATCGATCAAGAAGTATTAGCTTCTTTACGCACACTAAGTGGTGCAGCAGTTGAAACATACGACCAAGCGGGCGTGTCTGGTACAGCAACATTTGTTGGTGACGAGCATGCAGCACTTGCAGTACAAATCAACCGTGCATCAAACCTAATCGCTCAGCGTACACGCAGAGGCGCAGGTAACTTTGCAGTCGTTAGCCCATTTGCGCTAACAATTCTACAAAGTGCTACTACAAGCGCATTTGCACGTACAACAGAGGGTACATTTGAAGCACCAACTAACACTAAAATGGTTGGTACATTAAATAACGCAATGCGTGTCTATGTAGACACATATGCAGGCGACGGTACAGCAGTACTAGTTGGCTACAAAGGTTCAAGCGAATCAGATGCAGCGGCATTCTATTGCCCATACATCCCGCTAATGAGCTCAGGCGTTGTACTAGATCCAGGTACATTTGAGCCAACAGTATCATTCATGACACGTTATGGATATGTTGAGCTTAATAACACAGCGTCATCGCTTGGTAACGCAGCTGATTACTTAGCTAACGTTGCAATTACTAATGGTAATGTAAGCTTTAGCTAATATTATTTTTATAATAAAGAAAAAAGGCCCTACGGGGCCTTTTTTTACGACTTTTTACTTTTTTCTATAAAAAGTGGTTGACATTGTTTGTAATGATGTTATATTAAATACATAAGCTAGACGACGGTTTAGATTAGATAGTGCAAGGAACGGTGTTGCGTAGTGACACAACTTGGCTAGTAGCTGTAGTGGCAACATATGAGTGTAGAGATACAAAGATATGTTTTTGGAAGTAACTATCCGATACTAGGCTCCTCCGAAATATGCGAGAGCTACTAGGAGGTTGTTGGTATTCTCAGAGTCCAACCTATCACTTTATTATTAAAAGGTCTACCCACTGATGCGGTAGGCCTTTTTTTATGAACATTATAACCCATTCTTTCTTTTTTGATAAATACTATTGTCATATAGGAGCCTGCCTTAGAGTAGGACTTATGCGGAAATCCACCGCGTAGACCCTAGAACGGCAATGATTAAACAAAGGAGAAATAATCATGGGACGTCCATTAAATAAAAGATATTTTGGTACAACTAAGGCGGTAGGCGGCGGCGATCGCACAGGCGAAGAAAACTTATCTGTTTCTGTTAAAGTTGGCACTAACGATGCGAAATCATTAGGCATTATTTTGTCACAGCGTTCTGAAACAAAGTTCAGTGTTTCAGATGCACCAGACGGCAACGACAACGGAGGCGGCGCTGATTCAGCAAACACTGGCGTATGTACACTAGTAAACAAAGCAACAGACGCTTTGGGCGACAATGAAATGTCACTACAAGGGTTTGTAGTAGGTGGCACATCAGTATATATTCGCAAAGTAATGAACCGTACAATGTTTGATTTTGATAACAATCGTTACACTTGGGAAATTCAAGATGACTCAACTTCAAACATACTAGTGTTAACTGCAATCTAAGGAAACTTAAATGGCTGAACGCATTAATCGCATAGGTACTGACAAGTACACCATATCTGTAAATCCTGCAGGAGAGATTGTTCTTGACGTTGGATTAATAGGTAAAGTTACCATTAATGGCGACCTGGATGTACTTGGTGCCCAAACTAGTATTGGGTCATCAGAGTTAGTAGTTGATGATAAAACTATCACAATCAATAATGGAGATCCTGGTGGTGACGCTGGGATCACTGACGTATCTGATGGTAATGGCAGAGCCGCTGGTATTATTATTGATCGTGGACCTGATGCGTTTAATGCAATATTCTTTTACGATGAAGCATTAAAGACAATAAGAAACGGCGCACAACCAGCTAATGAAGGTGCGTATATTTTTAAACTAGCTAATGGCGATCTTTCGGGTATTCATACTACTAGTATTATTTCAGCTACTGATCAAAACTTGTATCTAATAGGCGGCGGCACTGGCGTTGTTGATGTTACTGGTACTACTGATTACGAAAAACAAATATGGCCTTATACTGGAAGTGATATCACTCCGGATGTATCTCAAACTAACGGACTTAGTGTTCCTACAAATGACGATGCATTGGTTAATGCTAGAGGATTGGTTGATTTTGTAGATGGATACTTTACATATAACTATCAAGATAGAATAACGTTAGGTACAGTATCGGAAACAAGTGTTAAAGTATTTGACACAGAAGAAGGTGGTGGAACCAGTAAGGTTGAAGTTAAAGTTGACGACAGTGTTGTTGCTACATTTTTCCAATCTAGAGTTGAGTTTGAAGATTTAAGATTTGATGATAATATCGTTACTAACTCAGGTATTGATAGTGATATAATCTTAAAAGGATCAGGAACAGGAAGAGTACAAGTTGATGGCTGGTTAAACTTTACTGAAGAAGTAACGCCCGCTAGTCCTCCAAGTGAAGGTAGTACATTGTACAGTAAAACACTTGGAGATGGCGGTACTGGTTTGTACTTTATAAATGCAGACGGTACCGAAGACGAACTTGTAAGCAGAAACAAAGCACTGCTTTATAGTATTATTTTTTAAGGAAGAAACAATGGCAATAGTAAATGCAGCAATATTAACAACAGATACAACTCTTTTAACTGTACCATCAGGGAAAAAGTTTGCATTAACAACTTTGCTAGTATGTAATACAGGTGTTAATGACGGAACAGGTAGTAATGATACCAAAGTTGATGTTCATATCATTCCAGACGGTGCAGTAAAAACAACTGATAACTTGATACTGAATGATTTGGAGATTGGCTCAGCTGATACGTTTACATTCTCTGCAGAACGATTGATATTAGAAGCAGGAGATAGAGTTCTATTAGTAGGACAAGCGCCAACAAATCTATCAGCAACATTAAGTTATTTGGAAGTGTAATAAATGAGCTATATTAAAAGACAGTCAATACATAGTAGAA